CATAAGTTGTGCCAGCAGTTACAGAGATATTGTTTGTAGTCCAGTAGTTACTATTACCAGAGAAGTCTTTACCTAGTCCAGCGTTAGAACCTGATGTAGTCGCTATGTCAGAGAATTTAAGGTAGAAACCATTAGTGCCATAAGTGCCTGTGTATGCTTTAGGTTTCCATACGCCTGTAGTGGTATCTGTTTCACCAAAGTCTGATGCTGCTTTTTGTGAGCCATCAATTAAATATTGTTCAGCGATATATCCATCATACTGTTGGTCACCATTCCATACTCTTCTTCCAATATAGTGTGCAGCTGTACTATTTACAAATGTATCCCCATTTAATGTTGGATAAGCAGAACCTGCTTGAAATGCAGTTTGTTGAACTCCATTAACATATATTTTTAATCTATTTGTATCGGTAGCTTGAGTAGTATCACAGGCAACTACCAAATGATACCAAGCACTAGGGTCTCTTGGCATTAAACTTGTAATTAAGTCAGAACCAGCGGCTCCATTAACACGAAAACTAGAAGTAGTACCATCATTAAGATATATAGCAGTTTGACCTTGAGCTATAAATAATGTACCCATATTTACAGAAATAGTACCAAGTTTTATCCATGCACTCCATGTCCAAGTTTTTCTATTACCTGCGCTTGCTGGTGTTCTTGATAAATATGCGGTTGCACTACCTCTAAAGCGAAGTGAGTTGTTTATGTTATAGCCACCTTGATTACCAGATGCACCGACAAGAGGATTATTATTTAATATCGCCATTATGAGTAGTTAGCTGTAAATACTGCGTGAATAGAACCAGTAGTACGCACTACATAATCTATGCGGTCTACTGCATTTGCTGTTGTGGTAAGTGTTGGTGCTGTGCCACCGATAAAGTCCCAAAATGAACCATAAGCTAATGTTCTTGAGCCTGTAGCGTCTTGCACGACAAAGATAGAACCTGACTGACCAGCAGTTAAGTTTGTAGGGTTAGCTAGTGTTCTGTTGCCACCAAGTGTAACTGTGTAGTTGTTAGCTAGAGCAAAGTCAGGTGTAATAGTAGCACCATCTGTAAGTGTAGAGATACTACCTCTTTGTGCTGCTGTCCATGATGATGCAGTATCAGGTTTAGCATAGTCTGTGCCAGCTGTAGCTGCAGTAAATGCTGATGTACCATTACCTTTAAGAACACCTGTAAGAGTTGTTGCACCAGATCCACCATTAGCTACTGGTAGTGTACCTGTTACACCTGTAGAAAGAGGTAATCCAGTTGCATTAGTTAAAGTAACAGAGGTTGGAGTACCAAGAATAGGTGTTACTAGAGTAGGACTTGTTGCAAATACAGCTGATCCACTTCCTGTTTCATCTGTCAAAGCAGAGGCTAAATTAGCAGATGAGGGTGTAGCTAAGAATGTTGCAACACCTGTACCTAATCCACTAACACCAGTAGAAATTGGAAGTCCTGTTGCGTTGGTTAATGTTCCAGAAGATGGTGTACCTAAAGCACCTCCACTAACTACATAACTATTAGTATCTAATGTATAAGTGTTAGCAGCTGTTTTTTGTAATAAACCAGATGTACCTGATAAAGCAGCAATTGCTGTTAAATCACCATCTAAAGGTTGATAGGTTGTTGCAGCTGTCGCTGAAGTGAGATAACCTGCTGAAGCATGATTGCCCCAACTATATGCTGTATCCCATTCACTTTGTTTTGTAGTGGTTGGAATTGAATACCCAGCAGTATAACTAAAAGCTAAAGTACCTGAACCTGTCACTGGACTACCTGTGACTGTTAAACCTGTAGGAACGGAAGCACCTACGGATGTCACTGTACCTTGTCCTGGAGTAAATCCTAAAGCTGTAGTTACATCACCTGATGTTAAAGTAACAGCACCTGTTCTTGTATTAAATGAAATAACTGAACCTGATGCAGAGAATGCAGCAGGATTCCATGCAGCACCATCTCTAATCCATAATGAATTAGTTGTGGTGTTCCAATAGATAGCACCAGTTTGTAGTGCATTACCATCGTTATCGACAGTTGGAGCTGAAGCTTTTGGACCTAAATAAATGTCATCAAAGCTATCAAATGAAGCAGCTGCAGCAGCAGCACTATTTGCAGCATTAGTGGCTGAAGTACTTGCATTGGAAGCAGAGGTAGCGGCATTAGAAGCACTTGTAGAAGCGTTAGAAGCAGCTGTACTTGCATTAGAGGCAGATGTTGAAGCAGCAGTTGCATGATATTTAGCTGAATATTCTCCACCAGCTACTGGACCTGAAGTTTTAGTAGCCCAATCATTAGCTAAAATAGCTGAAGCTGTAGCATTTGCTTCACTTGTAGCTGCATTACTTGCAGATGTAGAAGCATTAGATGCTGAAGTAGAAGCATTACCAGCTTGTGTAGTTGCTGTAGAAGCAGAACTTGATGCACTTGATGCTGAACTTGATGCAGCACTTGCACTTGTAGATGCAGCAGATGCACTAGCGGCAGCAGCGGTAGCACTACCAGCGGCAGCAGTTTGACTTGCTAAAGCAGCAGCAGCTGCAGTTGTAGCTACTGTACCAGCACTCGATGCGTCTGTGGTAGCATCACCTGGTCCACCTGGTCCTCTATAAATTGCCATAATTAATCCTTAAAGAGTTTGTTGAATATACCTTTTTTCTTCTCTTTGATTGTCTCTGGCTTCTCTGCTACTTCTTCTTTAACAACTTTCTTCGCAGTTTCCTTCACAACTTCCCAACCTTGACTTGCTAGATATGTTTTTGCTTCTTGAGCATCTACATAAAGAACTTGACCTGTAGCTTTTTCTCTCACTTGCATTTTGATCTCCTTATTATCTTTATGTTCACTCAAAGAATAAACATAAAAATAGCCCCTCTTGCGAAGGGCTAAGTTGCATTAAGCAGGAACTGCTAAAGCAAAACAAGCATTATCACGAAGCTCTTTAACACCATAGAGTGTATCTGCAGTGTATAGAGTACCGAGGTATTCTTGTTTGTATTGTGTTTGTGAACGAACACCTTGTTGCTCAACTAATACAGCAGCGTCTTTATGACCCATTAGGGCAATACGAGCAGCACCAGTTGCAGTGTCAGCATTTGAAGAAACAAATACTGGGATACCATAAAGTGAACCAATTTCACCATTACGGATTGTATTACCGCCACCAACTTCACCTACGAAAGATTGAGCTGTGTATTCGTTAATACCCATTAATGTGTTTCTTGCTGAAGGAGGAATCAAGAAGAAACGACCTTCCATAGGCACATCATTGTCATCTAAGCGTTGTACAGTTCTACGAATACCAGCAGATGTTAATGCAGAAGCATTAGGAGTACCTGAGTTATAAGCAGTTGTACCATCGCCACCAATGTAAGCACCGCTGTATGTTACGCCAGAGCCACCATTGAATGTACGACCTAATTGGATTAATGATGTGTCAACTTGTTTAGCTAAAGCATAACCAGCATCGTCTGTGTAGAAACGACGGAGTGATGATAGAGCTTGTGCTTCTACGATGTCTTCGATTAAGCGTGAATACTCATAGTGTTTGTCAATTGAAACAGCAACATCACCTTCAACAGCTGCTTGAAGAGTAACTTGTGCGTTTGCTGCTTTAATTGCTGCAGTGCCACGAGTAGGTGAAGGAATGTGAACTGTGTCACCTTTCTTACCAACGAATGACATCTTTTTAAATAAATTTGCTGCTACTAAGTTCTTTTTATAAGCCGCAACAATTTCGTCACTCCAAATTTCTGGAATAAAGGTTGCTGCGGAGGTAATGGTTACATGATCTGAGCCTAAAGCCATGATATAAATCCTTTTTTAAAATGTTAAATTACACGATTCTCTCGATAGGCTGCCATAATCTCTTCAGACATAGCATCATAACGATCTGGATCGGTTTGCATAAGTTTAATAATATCGCTACGACGATATTTCTTCTTTGCAACAGATTCAGTAGCTCCTTGACTGCCAACATCTGCAGCTTTTAATTGCTGATCTCGGTCAATTTTGGATGTTTCTGCTACCTTTTTAGTGATGTTTTGCTTTTCAATCCATGTAGAAATAAGTTCTTTAGCAGAATCATAATCATATTGTGTCTCTGCTCTAGCAAATAATTCTGTACGGACTCTTGAACTCTTAATCCAGTCTGCAAATTCAGGTGCACCAACAATTTCTTCTACATTAGGAAACTCACTCTTAATTTGTGAAAGTGTTTGCTCTCTTTTCATGAGCAAAGCAGCTTCTTGAGCTTGTTTAATTGCAGGGTGATTGTCAATTGCCTTCTTTACAGCATTTTTAGGTTCAACAAAAAACTCATCGTCACTAACTGCTGCTTCTTCGTTCTTGGATTCCTTAGCTGTTTGGGTTTTAATAAAGTCATCCACTACTCTTCGTAGTTCACCAACTTCACTGCCTTGACGACCAATGAGCTTTTCAGCTTCTTGGTGCATACTTACAATGTCTTTGAGTGATTTACCACGATACTTTTCAGGGACATCATCTTCAACTGGTTTAGTTTCTACTTTCTCTTCGACTTTAGGTTCCAACTTATCAGTTTTCGCCATCTCGTTGAGACTAGAAGCCTCCAAATCATTTACTAAAACTTCATCTATTAATCCTGCCATATTATTTCTCCTGTGCGTTTAGCATTGTAGGAAAGGACTCAAGCGGCATTCTGCTTGCGTTCTTTAGCCAGCTGTTGTTTACGCTTTTTATCCCAGGCAGCGGCTGCACCTGGAAAGCTTCCTGACCAACCCTCTAAGTTTACTCTAGGTGCACTGATAATTTTATCAGCGTTAGATCCACATTTAGGGCATGGAAGAGTTTGTGTGTATTCCGTCAACTCTTCAAAGTGATTATCACAAGTAGAGCAGTGGAACTCAAACAACTTCTTCATTTTTTAACTCCTCGTAGGTTTGCTCAGACGCTTCTTTAAGCGTTAAGACCCAAGTGAGAATATCTAATTGACCTTTTCGTTTGTGAAACTCCTCAAACGACTCGGTACTGTGTATATTATTGTATGTATCGTAAAGGTTTTGAACATCTTCTATGAAATCTGTCCATCCTTTTGTAGCCATTGTGCTAAATCTAGCTTCATAATAATCTTGCAACTCTCGGTCCATCTATTGCCTTTTTAATAAAAATAGGTTATAATAGTAGTTTATATAACAATTATATCATAGAATTATTGGTTTGTCAAGGGTTTATTATTTGCTTGCATTTGTTTATTGACAATTTCAAGATTTTGGTCCATATCAGCCTCTTTTAGCATTAATTCAGCTATTTTTACTCTTCTATCAAACTCTGCAGCGATTTTATCGTCTTCATTTGGTAGGTTTGTAGAGATAGCAGTCATCAATTTAGCTTGTGTTTCTTGTGGTTTAGTTTGAATATCAACCATATTTTTAGCAGCCATAGTCTTATTGACTTGAACTTCTGACATAGTTTTTTCAACTTTAGCTTGAGCATCTTGCATTTGTAGCTGTGTAGCCATCATTTGCATTTGTTGTTGCTGAGGGTTAGGTTGCATAGCTTGAGCCATTTGTTGTAATAACTCATTCTTATTAGGAAGACTTGAGTTTTTAATTACACCTTGGATTAAGATTGGTGTAATTGGATTGTCACTACCTAATGTTTTAAGAAGGTTAATGATTTGTAGTTGTTCTACTTCTCTTGCTAACATACCAAGTGTTGAAGAAGGAATAAATTTCCAATCTTTTACTGGGAAGTTCTCAGGATCAAATTGCATAAATCTCCAAGCTGCCTTCTCAATGAATGGAATGAGGAATTGATCTTGGAAGTTTACAAGAGTGCGTTTATTTTTCTTGAGGATGCTAGAAAGAGTGACAGAAAGTTCTGCACCTGCTGGTTGTGTTTGCATACCAGCTGAGTCTAGTGTACCTGTCGCTTGTAAAAGCATTTGTTCAAAAGCTTGTGCTGTTTGAATGTTGCCACCATCTGTTTGACCAAACTTAAATGGAGCTAAAATTTCATTAGGATTACCATTTGTTAAAATAGTTTTACCAGGTCTTACTTCAAATTTAGAACCACGAGGAAGTCGTGTAGCATCCATACCCATCATAGGTACAGTTGTAAGGGCTAGTGAGTCAAGATGGCTACGGAGTTGTGCATCAATAGCTTTTTGCATATTGTAGCCCTTCTCTGCAACACCACGACCCCAGAATCTATTTGGCACTGTATCATCTTGGTAAGCAATTACAGGACGATCTTGCATCATGTAAGGACTGCGTTCTGCTTTAAGTAGATACTCATCATTACCAATTACAATGATAGCTTCTACTAAGTCACCATATTCTTCTACAAGTTCTGAAGGTTCTTTATCACCAAAGAGTTCTTCAACTTCATCTTCACCTGCACTGTCTAAAAGTTTAGCTGGTACTAAACCATAGTAACGAATAAGTTTAACTTTGTCATCTTTGTATTCTGTGTCAATCCATGAAGCTTCTAAATCTTTATTAGAAGTAGCATCATCACCTAAACCTGTATCTCGATAGACACCAGCTACCACACCTTCTGCTATTTTATGAGCAGATACAAATTCTTCAATAGCAACACCTAAAGCATCATCAATAGAAGTTGCAGTTGGGTCAATAAGAAAGTTTTGTGGAGAGATTGGTTTGAGAGTTACAGTGACTTTTTCTTTTTCTTCTACACCAATTGCTACTGCATTTACATTTTCCATATTACGAGTAGCAGGGACTAATTCTTTAACTTTTTTAAGAACAAGTTCACCAATACCAGTACCATAGATAGAGGCTAGTAATGTAACATCACCGACTGCCTTACGAAGTTTATTCTTCTTGAAGCATTCTTTCATGTAAGATTTAAGATAGTCAATGTCTTTAGGATCAGTGTCCATCATGTCATCTTGAATATCAAAGAGGTGATCTCCTTGACCAAACACTGCTTCTTCTATATCGGCTGTATGGTTTTCAATGGCTTGTTGAAGAGCAGGGGAAGTAATGCGACTTCTTTCTGAATCTCTTAATCGATCCTCAGCAGCCCACTCACCTCTCCAGAGTCTTTCATACTCTTTCCAGTCTGTAAGATAATTAGTGTCTCGATGGAGTCTCCACTCTTCGACATATTCTAAAACCCAATCAACTAATTTATTTTGTGCCATTTATTTTTCCTTTTAATAGCCTGATACAACATCGATAACTTCAAATTCTTCTTCTTCATAATCTTGGAAATACTCTACAATCTGAATTTGGTCAATATAAGCTAGAGCATCCACCAAGTCATCATGAAGCAAATGATTAGGAAAATTAACAAGCTGATCGATAAACTCATTGTTCCATTCTCCCATGTTAAGAGTTACTTTTCCATGTTCAAATCTACCTTGCAGTGCCCATACAATACGATCAGTTTTCTTTTGGTTTCCATGAGTGACATCATCTATTCTAAAATAGTGATTGTACTTTCTCATTAAGTCCATAAGGTAGGGAAGTGCTGCATTCTTTAAACTACCTTTTTCTATGCCTACAGCAACTGGTTCATACTCCACTACTGCTTTAATAATTTGTTCGCAAGTTTCTTTAATGTCCCAGCGACCATGCTTAATGTCTGCTACCCACCATCCATTTTCATGGACCTTAACAATTGCAATAGCGGTTTCGTCCAGTTTACTATTCTTGTTGCCTGCTTCTTTATCGACATTAATAAAACCAGCCAAGTCAACTGCCATAAAATAACGACCATCACGAGGTTCTTCTTCATCAATCTTTATCCAATCTTCTTTGAATATATCTCTGCTCGCCGCTTCAAAGGAAGCCATAAACTCTTGGCGAAAAGCAAAGCTGGACATAGATTGTTTAGCAGCTTCAATTTCTTTTGCAGGGATTAAGGGGTTATCGTAAGATGAATAATGGAATCCTTTCCACTCCTCATCTTTACCACTCTCTGCGTATTTATATAATTCGTAGAAATGATTTCTACCTTTAGGAGTTCCTATGAACATAGCTCCACCTTGTACATCGGCTAGAGCTGGTCTTAGGATTTGTTCCCAAACATTCGGTTTGATGTCGGCATATTCGTCAATGACTACGAATGCTAAACCCACACCTCGAAGTGTATCTGGTCTATCTGCACCTTTTAAGAATATCTTTCTACCATTCACCAATGTGAGGATGGAGGTGTTCTCATGTGCAGCAGAAATTACTTCATGTCCTAGTTCTTTAAGTAGTCCCCATAATATGTCTTTAGCTTGTTGGTAGGTTGGGGCTACATAGAATACATCTTTGTTCTTACTCTTTAGAGCTTCTATTAGTAGCATCCATGCAGCGAGTCTTGACTTACCAAATCGTCGCCCTGCTGCTACAACTTTAAATCGAGTCGTGTCGTTAAAGACCTCTAGTTGCTTCTCATGAAGCTTTACTTTTAAATTAGCCAATATTAATTAAGCATCCCTGCTTTTTTTCTATCTGTTTCTATGCGTTTTCTATTTGCTGTAATATTATCATAGTAGAAAGCTTTTTTCTTTTCTATGGCTTCTTTAGCAAGACGATAGACATCTTCTTCTGTTTTAGCTTTCTTTGCAATATCTAACCCAATGGCATTATTAATGCGATCCATGTCAGATTCTTCTTTGTAAACATTTCTGTCTTGTTCTGAGAATTTCCATTCATTGTAATCACCTAAGCTTTTAGCAATAAAGTCTCCAAACTTTCTAGCATAAAGAGCAGATCCTACAATATGGCGATAGGCATCACTAGCACCTAAAACAGTTCCTTCAGAACCATAAAGTTCATTACCAGGTTTTTCAGCTACAGTTTTCATATCGAAGTATCCTGGCTTTTTAAACCATTCTACTGCTTTTGAAACTACAGCATAAGGGGTAAAGTTATCCTTCTCGTCCATCTTCTTCTTTTATTTCCTCGTAGTCTGCTTCTTGTATTTCTTCTTCACTCGAATGTATCACTGTTTCATTCACACCCATAATTTGAATGCTTATCTGATTACTCTTACCCTTGGCTTTTTCTAAATAGTCAGCTGGGAGGATACGATCCATGACAATTTTAAGACAAGCCATTTGGTCATCATCTGTATCATCGAGAGCTTTATGTAAGACCTTCTCGACAATGTACTTACTTTCCCTGCCTAACATTTCAGCAAGAATCTCTTGTGCCCTTGCTTTTTTAGAAATAGGAAGAATAGCATTACTCTTCTTCTTTTTAATGATTTTGTTCTTTTTGTATTCGATGGGTTCTAAACCCTGAGCCATGCGTTCTTTGTTTAAACGAACTAAGGCTGGTCTCCCTGCTCCTGGACGACGACCACCTCGCTTCTTTTCAGAAACTGGAGTTTCAACTTGGGGTTCTGCAAGAACCACTTCAATATCTATAGGCTTTATTTCGTCATTCATTCTTTACCCTTACGGAGAAAAGCATATAAAATTATATGCTCATATAACAATTATATCACAAGTATTCAGAAAAGTCAAGCCTTTTCTTCATGAGAAGCTAGTATAGCTATTTTAAAGAAACTTCTTGACAAACAAGAATGTTTCTGTTATAATTAATAATTAATTAATAATATATATATAATATATAATTAATAATATATATATATAATAATATAATAAATATATATTAATATAATAATATATAATATAAATAACAAAGCCAGCTTTTGAGGGCTGGCTTAGTTTATTACTTCTATGAATAATTACTTATTCATTACATACATTGTAACTTCGAAACCGAAACGCATTTCAGTAGCAGCTGGTTTTGTCCACATAGTATTCTCCTCGTTAAGTTAATATAAACTTTTTACAGTCTATAAGTTTTATAGACTATTCCAGTCTATAATACTATTATACTCCTTTTCTTAGAATATGTCTTGCGTAAAATCATGAATTGTACTTTCTTCAGTAAGCGAGGATTCGAGTCTAATTTCTCGATCCGAGCTCCATTAAGCACCCTTACCATTAAAAAATAAAGAAAAGGACTTCTAGCCCCCTTAAAATTAGTTTTAGAGGTATATTCATACCTAGTTCAGTATGCAGTTTTCTATTCTTTTTTAAATTTTAGTTATTGATGTTTGAAAAGGTCCCTTTTTTCCTTCTGATATATTTATTGTGTACCTATAAAAATATTCCAATACAACCTAAACACCCCCCCCCTATACTTAACAAGTGATTAAAAAATAAGCATTGGTTAGTTAACAAGTGATTAAACATTAAGCACTCATTAAAGCTCTTATGATTGGTCTCTCAATAGTGAGCACAATAGTTGAGTAATTATGTCGGGTAATTTTGGAAGTTTTATGATTGAGTGAGTGAATGTCTTTTTAATGGTACACATAACATCATGATAAGCTATCCTTATCACACCATAACAGACGATAAATAAAACATATAAGGCATTGAGCACATTGAAGATATGCACAAAAATTGAGCACAAAAAGAAAATTTGAATAATTCAAAAAGTTGGCATGATTATTGCTTCATGATTGAATTTTATTTGATTAAAAGTGTATTTTTATTGATTGTTTTGAAATATAATCGGGGAGTGCACATTCGCACATATTTATAAGGATAGAAAATGAAAGCTCGGATTGTCATGTATTTCGTAATAAGTTTTATTTATTTATATGGTTTTATTTTCTTAATGCTTTCACTATAGGGGATTATCATGCACAGACTTTTAACATTAAACGGACTTTTTGGAGTGAATAGAGAGGACTTATCAAGTCTTATCTACAGCAATTTAAGGCAAGTAGGATTAAGAACTCGCACTTATTCGGGTGCTTTCTTAAAATCTCAGACTGTCAGGACAGGTCATAAGTTGTCAAAATATATTGCGACCATTAAAAAAAATAATTCACCGACAGAGGTCGTCTGTGATTATTTAAAATCTCTTAGGTGTAATGTCATTCGCAGTACAGTCGATAAGATTGAGCCGTGCATTTTCAGAGTTGACAGACTTTGGAATGAGCATGGGTGGGAATATATCGACATGATAAGGCTCGGTATGTCAGAAAATTCAAATAAACTTTTCAGTAATTTTCAAGCCTTGCACAATCTTCACAGGTCTGTCACTGAGCCCTCAATGGTGGCATATTATCCGAGTTTAAGACACATGAGAGAGGGTCGAGAAGTTAAAACTCGTCTCGGGAAATACCTCACCACTTTTAAAAATGAATTTTCTCTCTCTGAGAGTGAAATAAAAGCGATTGTCGAGGGGTACAACGGATTTTTAGAGGGTCAAAAAGGGTGGGTGGTTTCATTCATTGAGCACAATGACCCTGAAGGGTGGGTCAATGCTTATTCAGATAACAGAGGCATAAGGACATGTATGTCAGGTGAAAGTGCTGTCAGAGTATATGCTCATGAGAAGTCTGTTTTAAGACTTGCTGTTTTAAAAAATAGTGGGGGAGTGATAATAGCTCGATCGATTGTCAGAGATGATGAGAATAAGGGTTATTTAAGAATTTACCCAGCTCCCGACAATGCACCTGAGGGAAGATTTTTAAAAGACTATTTATGTGCGATTGGGTATGACAGCTCAATCAATCTTAATGGGTGCTTATTAAAAGGGATATTACATGAGAATTCAGGGTGGGTCGCACCATATATCGACAGTGGGGACAGAGGTACTCAAAATGGCGAGGAAGTTGTCATAGAGGGTCGCACCTATCTAAAAATCGGTCATGGTTATCTCGACTTAGCTCAGACTTCAGGAAGCACTGAAGAATTGATGAGCTGTGAAGATTGTGGGGAGCACATGTCAGAGGGTGAAAGCTGTTGGATTGAGAGCTGTGACAGGTCTGTGTGTGAAACCTGTGCGAGTGAAAATTATACTTATGCTTATTCAAGACACGGACAGACAGACATTCCTCGAGATAGTGCTATTTATTGTGAGACTGATAGTGAGTACTATGACATTGACTATCTCGGTCAATATGACATCTATCAATGTGACCATGACGGACAGTTTTATCATGTAGATGAGATGATTTTTTGTGACGGGGGTGTTTACCATGAGAGCTATTGTGTCAGACTTGATCATGAGCATGACGGGGACACTTATTGCTTCAATGAGTTCGCACATACCTTGTCAGACGGGTCAAAGTGTCACAGTGATGACGCTGAAGAATTGCAGGAAGCACTATCAGAGAGATATGACCCTGACAGTTTTGAGCACAATGAAAGTGAGGTCAATCATGAATAAAAAAAGATTATTCGACATTTTGTCATACAGACGAGGGCACAATTCAAAGGGTGAGAGTGCTTTCATTAAAAAGTACCTTTCCAATTTTGACACTCTCAAAAATGACAAGGGTGAAGTCCTTGCTTATGTGTATGACAATCACAATGACACAAAGTCTCATAAAATTATGTGGTCATGTCACATTGACACCATGCACAAAAAAGACCCTCAGAAAATAAAGCAGGAAGTCTTTTTGGACACCTTTGACACAGCCTTTGTGGGTGATAAGTCTGACTGTCTCGGTGCTGACAATGGTGCTGGGGTCGCATTACTTCTCGATATGATTGATGCCAATGTCGAGGGTGTGTATGTATTTCACAGAGGTGAGGAAATGGGGTGCTGGGGGTCGTCTCAGATTGTCGAGTTATTCCCTGATTTCATTAAAACTTTCACTCATTCAATCGCCTTTGACAGACGAGCTGAGACTTCTGTTATCACTCATCAATCGGGTCGAAAGGGGGTCAGTGACACATTCACAGCTCAGATGTGTGACCTACTGTCACTCGGTTATATTCCTGACCCTACAGGTGCTTTCACTGACACTTATCAGTATTTTGACTATGTGTCCGAGTGCACCAATATCAGCATTGGTTATCATTCAGAGCACTCGAGTACAGAGACCCTCAATGTCTCTCATGTAGAAAAGTTGTCAGATAGATTGTGCTCGATTGATTGGACTGACATTGACCTCATACATGACAGGACACCTGAGCCCGAGCCTTTTTATGGTCGGTCTTATTATGGGTCTTATTATGATGTCCCTATGTTTGACGACTTACTAAACTATGACACTCGAGCTCTCACAGCATGGGTCAAAAATGCTGAAGTCTCTGACATTGTGACAGTCATTCAAAACCTGACAGATGAACTCGCCTACAGCTATGAGACAGACCTACTTCCTCTCAATCACTCGAGGGCTTTCACTTAGAATTATCTTTTAAGTGCTCATAAGCCCTCACTTTCGAGGGCTTTTTTTTTGTCTGTGAGTATTTAAAAGACTTTTCTTAACTGTGGTCTCAATGACACACAAAAAGTCTTATTAAGAGCATTTTTAAGCATTTTAACGGATTTTTATTTAATTTATAGGGGGTAATATATCGGACACAAAAATAATGCGACATAGCTCGATTGTGTAGGTCGATTATGTAAAAAAGTCTTATTTTATAGGGCTTTTAAGACTTTTTAAAATGACGGGTACTCTGTGAGGGTCGAGTTTTGTCTCTAAAAATAAACTCATGAAACAATTTGTTACAAAGTTTTTGTTAAAAATATCTTGACAAAAACCAATTTTTCCAGGATAATTTTCAACAAATGGCTTTTCCATTTTCAAAGGAGATACAAATGAAATATAGTTTTTATAAAGTGTTATATAATGATGGTGCAGTTGCTGGATATGTTTTTGGCGAGAATTATGAAGATGCTATACAAAAAGCCAGGACACTCTATAACAATTTTGTTATATTAGAAATCATAGATGATGGAGAATTATAATGAATATAAAAAAATTATTAATAGTAGTTATTGCTTTATTTGCAATTAATGCTTATGCTTGTACGACAAAAAATTACATTGTAGATGGGCGAGTTATCACTTGCACTATCTGTGGCACTGTAATTACTTGTGTTTAAAACTTTAACGGAAAGCGTTTAAACATGGACATTAATTACATTGATACCCAGCTTTCCTGTATGAGTGTGGCTATCTACCACGAGGCACACACACAAAGCGAGAGGGCTAAAAAAGCGGTGGGTGAGATCATCATCAACAGGGCTAAAAGTAAACACTTTGGAAAAACCCCTTGCGAAGTTATACACCAAAAAGGGCAATTCGTGGGAGTGTTTGACTACTCACACGCTGAAATCTCAAAGGAAGACTTTTTAAAAACAAAACTAATAGCATGGCAAGTGTGGTTTAAACCTGAAAACATCATTGGAAATAGATTGTATTTTTATGATGATTCAATTAAACTTAAAAAACATAAAAATGATTTAAAGATTGACAACCTTATTTTTTACTAGGAGATATAAATGAAAAAATATAAAGTTTATGCTGAAAACATAGAAAAACTTTACATTGTAGTAGATGCTGACAACATCACAGACGCATATTTAAAAGCATACAAAGCAAAACAAAAAGATTTTAATTACACTTATGAACTTGACACTTTCCGAGTGTTAGCAAACAATGTAGAGGAAATACCACTCTTTGAAGACTTTGCTAAAACACAATTAGACGTTGAATTGGAAGATTTAAGAGAGGATTATCTAAATTTCTATGGACTTTCTGAAAGGGATAATGTATAATGTTAAGAGACAACTTACTTTTTTATCGTAATGCAAGACGTTATTTAAAACTTATAGGAGTTTATCATGATAGACGCATGGAAACAAAAAACTAAAAACTTTGGAGAGTATAAAATAATTTACTTGACAAAAAATACCTTTAACTTCTTTTGGGGATATGGTTGGGATTCACAAGCGAAGTTTAAACGAGATGGCAGAGTGTTTAATCTTTTACAAAGACCAACACGAAGCTTACCAAAAGAAATAAATGTAATTCTTTCTAAAATGATGGGAACATAAAATGAGATGTATTGCTTGTAATGCCTTGCTATCTGATTATGAAGCAACTCGCAAAAGTCAGACAACAGGGGAATATTTAGACTTATGTAATTATTGTTTAAACGACATACAAAACGATTTATTATATATGGAAAGAGAAGACCTAGCACAAAAAGAAACACCTTCAGATGAAGAACACCATGACTTTTTAGAATGGAAAGATTTATGAAATACTTGACAATATTAAAAACCGCATTAGTATTATTTAAGCACACCTTTCAACACCTTTCAAAAGAAGATGTTAAATATGGTGACATTATCAATGTAGATTTAACATGGACTATAAAAAGGATACCAAATGAAAAAACCTGATTGCTGGTTATATGAGGAATATGACACTAATGGGGAATTACGATCAAGTCAGATATGGACTTTTTTACCCTCTGACTTAAAACAAACCATTAAACTTAAAGATGTTCATCATGTAGAACTCACACCCATGTACAAAGACATCAAGGCAAAACAAGTGTATAATAAAGAGAATAAATATGATTCAAAGAAACTAACAGAGGCTTTTTGTGGTCACTAGACGCTATGTAGTTTATGATGACTTTGGTGACTTACGAAGTTTCTATTCTCGTAAAGAAGCTAAATGGTTTTGTGAGAATAAACCTGAGTTTAACATCAGGGTATTAGACAAACCTATTGAAACACCTTTGATTGATCTAGTTGGGGAATGTTTATTTTGAGTCACTTTTTATATAATGAGAGATGTCCTAAATGCAGTGCCAATGGTGCTGACAAAAGTGGAAACAATCTAGCAGTATATTCTGACACGCATAAGTATTGCTTTGCTTGTGGCTATTATGAGAAAGGTGACATCGTAGAACGACACAGGGTGAAACTAAACACTCAACCTAAACTCACCTCATTCACTCCATTTAACAATAGTGGAATAATGGATAGCAAGGGTATGACTTATTTAAAAAAATATGGGCTAACAAACGATGAAATCAGTAAAAATTATTTTTGGGATAGTGATGGTTATCTTGTCTTTAATGGCATTAATTATCAGAATGCTAGAAATTTCACAGGAGTAGGTGCTAAATATATCTCTCGTGGAACAATTAGAGGGAATGAACCAATTTTGCAGAATACGCAAAATGATAGTGTTGTTATTGTAGAAGACGCAATTTCTGCTATAAAAGTTAGTAGAGTGCTACCAAGTGTCCCTATACATAATTCAATTATACCCCTAGAACTCATTTTAAGGCTCTCTAAACGCTTTAAAAAACTTTTTGTATGGTTGGACAAGGATAAAAATTTTTCGGCTCTTAAACAAGCTGGAAATGCGAGATTACTTTTTGAAGAAGTAAGGACAATTTGGACTGATCTCGATCCAAAATGTTATTCAGAATCAGAGATAAAAAAATTCTTAAATGTTATTGACATGGAGAAACAAGTATGATAGAATTAATAATTATTAAATATATATTAAATAATAATATATATAATAAATATATAAATAATATTATAATAACAAATAAAGAACTTGTCAAGCTTCTTTATTGTGTTAAATCTTTACAGGAATCTTCTGATAAAGAACAATACACCATTGACGACCTAGAACTAAAATTCTTCTCAGACTATCCATTCTTAAAAGACGCTGAAAAAGATATCTTCAATGCAATCTTCGACAAGCTTCGCACATTGGAAGTTGATGAGACTCGTATTGAGGAATATCTTGAGAAACAACGAGAAGCTGTTATGGCTCGTGAAGTGGCAGAAATGGCTCTTGAGGTCACAGAGGGCAGAAAAGACTTTAACGAGATTCTTGACAAAATCTCTAAGATGGAAATTGACAAACCTCTTGAAGAAGAGATTACATTCGTTACAGATGACTTGGAAGAGTTGTATGAAAGTCAAGTCACTACAAAAGGACTTCGATGGCGTTTAAACTGCCTCAATCAATCTTTGGGTAGTTTAAGACAAGGGGACTTTGGGTTTCTATTTGCTAGACCTGAAACAGGGAAGACAACATTCCTTGCTAGTGAAGTCACTTACATGGCTACACAAACTGATGGGAATGTTTTATGGTTTAACAATGAGGAACAAGGTAGCAAGGTTATGATGAGATGTATCCAAGCTTCTTTAGGATTAACACTTCCAGAACTCTATCGAGACATCAAGGGCAATAAAGAAAAATTCATTGAGAAGACTCAACATAAAATTAAAATCTTTGACCAAGCTTCAATCAGCTACAAAGATGTCAACAAGATTTGTGAACAGATTAAACCTAGCTTAATTATATTCGACCAGATTGATAAGATTAAAGGATTTGAAGAGGATAGGAATGACTTGATGTTGGGTTCTATTTACCAATGGGCTCGTGAACTCGCTAAAGACTATGCCCCTGTAATTGCTGTGTGTCAAGCAGACGGCACAGGTGAGGGAGTTAAGTGGCTCAACATGGGTAATGTGGCTAATGCTAAGACATCTAAACAAGCAGAGGCAGATTGGATCTTAGGTATTGGTAAAACCAATGACGAGGGTTTAGAATACATGAGACATATGTGTATTTCTAAAAACAAACTTGTAGGTGATGAAGACTCAATCCCTGACATGAGACATGGAAAATTTGATTGTATTATTAAACCTGATATTGCAAGATATGTAGATGTGTGATATACTATCAATATGAATACTATAATTTTAGATGTAGAAACAACAATCCATGCTAATGGCTCTCCATTTTCGGAAAGGAATAAACTTTGCTATGTCGGACTTAATTATAATAATGTTTCTAGTTTATTTGATATTGAGTATGGTGGAAATCCATACAGGGATAAACTTAACTCTATACAGAGTATCATTGACAATGACGCTATTCTTGTTGGCTTTAACATTAAGTTTGATTTACACTGGATAAGAAAATATGGAATTAACTTTATGGATAAGCGTGTGTGGGATTGTCAGTTGGTACATTTCATACTCACTAACCAACAGAATCCCTATCCATCACTTAATGGTGTCGCTGAGTATTATGGTTTGGGTAGTAAGCTTGATGTTGTTGCTACTGAGTATTGGAGCAACGGCATTGACACCCCTGATGTCCCTAAAGACATTCTTGAGCAATATTTAGAACAAGACCTCATTCTAACTAAACAAGTATTTGAGAAGCAATATGAAGAAGTGATGTCCCTCCCTATTGAGAGACAACGACTTATTAGTTTGCACAATCAAGACTTGCTAGTGTTAGAAGAGATGGAGTATAATGGAATTTTATTTGATGAAGATAGGAGTTTAGAACTTGGTGCCTTATTGGAAGAGGAAGTCAGATTATTGGACGGAGAGTTGGCTAAGACTTGTAATGTTGATGGTTTTAACTTTAATAGCAAGGATCATCTTAGTTGTTTGCTTTATGGTGGAAGAATTACAATTCCAAGGAAAGAAGTTATTGGAACATTTAAAACAGGTGATCGCAAAGGTCAGCCGAAAGAAGGGTGGGTAGATCATCACTATGATATGCCTCGATTGATAGAACCATTAAAAGGAAGTGAGTTAAAGAAAGATGGGTATTATAGCACAGATGAACAGACGCTTAGAAGTCTTAGGGCTACA